ACAGACCCAAACAACCGCGTTGGCGTCACGACCCTGACCAGTATTGGCACTAATAATTTCATATTCCTCAGTCTGAAAATCCTTGAACTTGAGAAGGTAGTTGCTTCGCTGACCCACCTCATACACACTATCTTTGTCTCGAATCATTGTACCCTCGTGACCCTCCTCAATGTGCTTCTTATGGATCATCGGAACGTGTTCCTGCAACATGACGAGTGTCGTCTCCACATATTCATAGTGAGAGTTCTTGAGAGACTTGACCTTTTCCCAGCGTTCCTCGAAGGTCATATCAAGCTTCTTCAAATCGAAGAAGTCGAACACGTGGAACTTGAGCTTCAAAGGATCAGTCTTGAAGACGCTCGTGAGTTCTTCGAAGGTCATGTTGGGGTCAAACGCTTCACCATCAACATATTGACCCTCTTTGAGTCCCTTGCCGAGAATCTCCGTACCTGGTACAATTTTACCAGTCCTCGAGATACCTCCATCCTTGGATACCAAAAGACGGACACCATCGAGTTTGGGTTGAACATAGAAAGGCTGGCTGATGTACTTCTTACGATCCTCCCACTTATTGGCCAACATAGGCAACACTTGGTTACATTTAGTGTGCTCATTGTTCCACATGGTCTGAGCCCTCTTGAATGCCTTTTCATAACCAGTTTTGACATTGGTTCGTGACTCGGAAAACTTTTCACTCCCTACGACACCCGACACTTTCACAATGTCTGCGGTTCCATCCTTCAGGTCTTCAACACGAATGTCGATGTAGCGGTCATGACCATACTTGTCTTGTCTGATAAGGCGTTCCATTGTACGATAATAAAATATAGGTTTTAAGTAGATGTCTGAATTACCAGTTATCAATCATGGTAGAATGGAACGACTTAGGTTACCAGAAGATGAGGGTTTTACTCTGAACACGGCATGTATCATCTTCATATGTCTGGTGCTGTTGGGTCTATACAAGAGACACGTCGACATTAGTCAGTCGCGTGAACGATCTTATATTTTAGGCATTTAGCCGATGGAAGGTAGATATCCTTCTTCATCAACTTTTTAAATTTCTTTTCTGGAATCTTCGTTTTTTTCATGTAGATATCTTTGATGGCTTTCATGAACTTTGTACACGATTTCATCTCATCCTTCAGGTCTTCATAGTTTCCCCAGAATTCACCTGTCGAAATTTGGTGGATCAATATCTGAGCGTTTATACCCATCCGTCGTTCCGAGCCACCCAGTAGCATGAAGGTTGCTGCACTACAACACGACCCCTGTGCAATGGTCACAACTTTGACTCTTGACTTCTCGATGACATTCATGGCTGCGATACCAGCGAATAGATCACCACCTTCACTCATGATGTGAACACGGATCATAGGTGTGTATCCGAACATGTCGGCAGCCTTTTTCAGTACATCAATTTCGAGCTTCTTAAAGTTTTCGGTAAAGTCGAGGATGCTTTCCTGTGTGATCTCTCCATAGAAGAATAGTTCATTACCGATCGTTTTCACGGTGGTCGACGTATCTTCATTATCTTCTTTGGATTGCATGTTTGAGACCCTTTTTTATATTTGTCACATCTCTTTGTTTTAACTTACTTGTCGTCGCGAGATGATTCATCACATCAAAATCCTGTGGTGTGATGTCATAGTCTAACAGTCTATCATATCTACCTAGTTCAGCATACCTCTTTAACAGACACAATTCTTCAACACCGAGACGATTTCCAGATTTTCGTCGTATTTCGTTATACTTTTTGAATCGCATCTTGTAGTTTCCAAACTTTGTCCATGCACTACCGGACCTCAGTTTATCTGGGTTGAGTGTTTCTCCCAGTGAAGCCTTTGGTATTCGTATACCTGAATGAATGTAGTACGGTAAAAGTGACCATTGGCCACTATATATACTTGTGTCAAACACATCAGACTCCGACAATGCGTTTGTGACTCGTGTAATGTCGACACCCTTTGAATCTATGTAATTCTCTTGGAGAGTGTCACATATATGACCATGCTCGGGGATAGCATCAATCCATGGGAAGGGGTCATCAGTACAGAGAATATCCTTTACGTATTCCTTTGAGGACTTGAAATCGTCAATCTGGTCGTAGTGCTCGAGATAATGTAAGAAATTCCTTATTGACCCTTTAGATTTCATAGCAGCTTCTATTGCACCAGAACCGGATTTGATGTTCAACAATTGTTCAATAGTAAGAGGTTTGATGAATACAGCTTCGAAGTTTGGTAAAAAGTATGCAGATATGGATGTAACAATCAATGATTGACCATTGATGGTTCCGTACTCAATGACATGATCAATTAAATTTTTATACACGAGAGGTTCGGCGTCATAGTCTTCAATTATGATGGGGGCGTGTGTATCCTTGAGATATTCCACTGATGTCTTTTTTTGGATGTCTATACAGGTTTCAACATCAACAACTTGACGAAGTAAGTGCGTCTTACCAACACCTGTGGCACCACATAGGAATATATTCTTGTTTGCATCCAATAACTGTTTCAGTCGATCATAGGCCTCTTCATGCACCGTGTCAACTCGATCATTCTTTTTTTGTGAAACAATTTTAATGAAGCGGTCCATGGATGATCTTACTAATCAGGCCATAGATTTGGTGCTTGAGAATGACGCACTACATAAACGTGTCGTCGAACCTTTAAAAAGGAAAATACTTCCATATGCTGCATGTGTCTTCATCTTCAACGTTATACTCTTCATTCTCGTGATTCACCTTGTTCGACGTCTATCGATCCTTCACGACTCACTTCCTCGCTCTGTAACATTTTCCCAACCCTAGCGAATGGTGTGTCCTCTGTGATGGCAGTCAATACCTGAATGGGTCGAACATCTAGTATCTCGGGTTTGATGAAATCTGTTTCTTCATCTGGATACGAAGATTCGAAATCCTTGATGATTTTGATGGGCACAGGTGGTGACTGTTCGATGAGCCTGTCGTATTCTGATTTACATTCTTCTACGAATTTGAGTCCATCTTTCTTTCTTTCTTCACGAGGAAGTGCCAGCATAAGTCGGATGTTTCTGGATAAGAGACCGTAGGATAACGCAGCCGTCCTATGATTTTCCATGAGTTCGTTAATTTTTAGAAATTGCATGATCGTCGCAATCAGACCCGCTACCAGATTCATACCACCGATCACCGATGGGACGATTGCACGCATATTTTCTGGAAACGTCGTCTGTGCAAAGTTAGCGGTCCCTGTGATGGTTGACAAAACGATGACCGGTAGAGTGAACCGCATCGATAATGTCTTGTACATCAAGTAGGCACGATGGTTCATGAACCTGTAGCACGCCGAGGCTTCACCCCACTGTCGCAATATATTTTCATGTTGGTCGTTCCACGATTTTTTCATCGTCTACTATATATGAACATTATCTTCTTCATCCATGTATTGATACTGGTGGCGGCGATAGTCGTACCGACACTGGTGAAGGATGTTCGATGGCTGGAGATGTACTCTCTCTTCGTACCATTCGTATTCTTCCATTGGATCACGAACGATGATACATGTTGTTTGACACAACTCGAGATATACTTCACAGGACAGGACAAGGCGAAGACCTTCATGTCTCGTGTACTGGATCCCGTGTACAACGTATCCGATGATGCTTCTGGGCGTCTAATTAAATTGACGGCATTCGCCCTATGGATGCTCGTACAGCTTCGACTTGGACGTATACACACTATAATGGGACTTAAAAAGTAATCACGTTCTGTAAATACATGGAGGCAATCAGGAATTCCAGGCTTATCAACAAGGAGAACTACGTGAACGAGATTGACAGGATTTACACACGAATCGACGAGCTTCAGGATAAGCTTGAAGATGTTGATGAAAATGATGAGGAACACGTCAACCAGGTCAAGCTTGAACTGTACCCCGAACAGATCGAACTTCTCGAAGAAAAGGCTGAACGTCTGAAGGAGCGTTTTGAAAAGGATGAAGAACGTTACGAGGAAATTCTTTCCGAACTCGAAAAGGCTGAAACGACCGAATACAATATGAAGTATCTTCAGTCTCACCCAGATCCTCACACTGAACTTGATTCGATTGTTCGGTCCATTACTCAGGTTTTGGTAAACCTGAATGAGTCGAATGAGTGAACACTCACCTTGAAATTGTAGTGTATAATCATACACAATGCGTCGGCTATATCATGTTGACGATCGTAAGGAATGTCACTGATGTACTTACCCGCTATAGATACACTTCTCTCCTTACGTTGTTCATAGTCAAGATGACCCATTCCAAAGTGTCGATGGACACTTAACGGTGATATGAGAACAACCTTATCCATATATATGTAGTGTAACAAACTTTCAATGTTTGTTAGACCAGCAGGAGGTTGGCGTTCTATAAGCACGGTGTCAGCTTCTTTAAATAGATAGTCGTAATCGGATAAAAATAAAGAGATGATTATCGCCGTGTCATTCGTTTTACCTATATACTTGTACTCACCCAGGTCAACCTTCTTTATATAGTCAATCGTAATATGGGGACCGTCACATGTTGCCATGACCAATCCCATATTTGTGTAGCCTATGTCAACCCCCAATAATTTCATGGCTTAATATAAAGATGAAGATTAACTATAAGCTCGTCAATTCATTGATTCTCCTTTCGATTCCCGTCATCATGATCTACGCGATCGTGAGGAATCCGGTAGAGGTGGAAGTTCCAGTACCCGTCAAGGTACCAGTGAGGGTGCCTGTCCGAGAAGTTCGTTCCCCAGAGTATCGAGGTCCTCCCATTAAGAAATACAAACCCGGACATTTCCAACAGATTGGTATTTTGACAAACGAAACGGGTGAGACACTGCCCCTATATGGTCGGGAAGTTCGTAATCGCCGTGATAGGTACCACTATCACACGACCACACAGGGTGATCAGGTGTACCCCATCCCAGTATCGATCGACGGACGTGAATGTACCGAGGATATCGGCTGCCCAGAACTCTATGGTGGTGAAACGGTTACAGTCTTTGGAAAGGATACACCATTCACGGTGAAGACGTACCGGACGGACAATTTTTTTTAATCAGGTCAAACTCCCGCATAACTAGATCATTTCCATATTTGGCTAAGAATGCCTTTATTTTCAGCAACTGTAGCACTGTATCGTCATCCAAGTGATGCAAAAAGCGTCGCTTCGCTTGAATGTCGTCCATTTGTGAAACTTCCTTTTGTGACTGTATATACGGCCACGTATGACGTCGTAGTTCATTCAATTCACCTCTCAAGTTTACGAGTTCTGGTAATACAACTTCTCGTATGAGACGATTCGTTTCTTTTAGATCGTCAGTGTAAGACATGTTTCTATGTCGTTTATTTTCTTTATAAATGATAAATGGACTACCAAGATCTCAAGAAGAAGGTGAAATCGATGGGGGAACGGGTCACTAAAGATGTCAGGGGTAAACGTGTTCGTCTCACGATTAACGAACTTCGTAAGAAGGTTAAGCGTGACATGAAGAATAGAGTGAATAACGCGAGGGAGACAATCGCTATGTGTAAGTCGATCGTAAGTGTAGGTGGGAGACCCCCGCCTCCACCTCCACCTCCACCTCCGGGCGTCCCTAAGAAGCCGATCATGAACAACAAACGAGCGAAACTTATGTCCGAACTAAAAGATGTTCTGAAAAAGAAGGGGCTTCGAGGAAATTAATTGTTTGAGTTTGAGTTTGAATTATTGGCGTTTACTGGAGGATACTTTTTTATATTACGCTTCTTGAACAATTTTCTCTTAAGAGGAGTCCGAGCCTTGACTCCAGCCTTTTTAGAGGCTTTCAGAACTCCTGTAAGAACTCGCTTGTTGTAAACGTGGTTAATCTTGTTGTTGTTACCCACGTTTGTCTGCACATACACCCGTTTAGAGGCGGGAATGTTCCTTTTATTAGCCTCCATCACGTTTTTGTTTATGAATTTTTTGACATTCTTGTTCAGCTTGTGGGGTTTATTGTTCGAGTTCGCATTGGAATTGTAGTTCGAGTTCGAGTTCGAGTTCGAGTTCGAGTTCGAGTTCGAGTTGAAGGAAATGGCTCGGCGAACGGGTTCCAGGTTATTGGAACGACGAACTCGCCTACCACGGATGACAGGGCTATTATCGAAATAGCTACGAATTTCTGCCCACCCGTATTGATTATCATTGTTTCGCGATCGCCTTGGACTACTCATAGTTACTTATAACCGATATTTTATGTAAATATGACACCAAATCGTTTCGTCATGTACTTCTTCGCTAGTGGTAAAGAAGGTTGACTCCAAAGTAACCACCGTGACCAGAAACCAGCTGTCGCGATACCGTTAATGCCCCACTTTTCCTTGTCACTTCGACTGACATTCAACATTCGTTTATGAATTGCCTGATCAACGGCTGGGACAGTTCCTCCATGTCGCTGAACATATAAACGCATTCGTGTAGGATCCTTATGGATCGTGTAATCAGAATAGCCTCGACCACCAAAGTCAACTTCACGACCATCCTCGAGGATCGCCCTGAACTTCTTTTGGGGGTTGGGACTCTTGATGAGTCTGACCTTCATTACTATAATTAGACAAGTTTATTCTGCTTGAGGATGATGTACGCAAGCATGAGAACCTGGACAACCTGGAACACGGTGAGACCGAAGGGCATCTTGGGGACGACGAACAGCGTCTGGACCTTCTCCTTAAGATCCTCGATTTGGGGCTGGTACTTTTCACGACGGTAATACATTTATATACCCTGAGATTTTTTATGCACCGTTACAGGCACTGCAATAGTTCTCGACAAGCTTCTTTTCTTTACCACGCTTGAGCAGGAAGATGTGATCGTACATGTGAAGCAGAGTCATCGCCGTCACGAGTAAAATCGCGGGACGGTTACCTAAGTTCTTCGTGAATACGAGTACAGCGACCAGAATCGCGACGATAATCGTCTGTGGGACGGTGAGAAACATTTATAGTAGACTGAGAAATTAAATGAAATATTGCACTGTCACGAGCTATATGTCCAAGGGTCCACGTGTAGTGAGTGATAATATATGTTGTTCCG